ATCAAAGATGCAACTGAAGCCTATCTTCAGCAAAGTTACAACAGGCTGATCGCTACGATTATGCGTCGTTTGGCAACGAAGAAGCGGAGTCCGGTTTACACCGGATTTTTTGCTTCAAGTTGGAAGGCCCACACGTCTCCAATCGTGGCTGAGGACAAGGTTGAAAAGTTTGCTCCATGGTCAGGAATTAGAAAACGAAAGCGTCAAGATCCCACTAGCAAGGAGTACAAAATTGATCCGAGGTTTTATCCGCCGGATAAGGCTTATAGCTATAAGCGTCGTGTTTACATCGGCAACACTGCTGAGTATTCAATTTATGCGTTAGAAAGCGGCAAGGTTCAGCAGTTTGTGCAGGGACCGGAGATGAAAAAGCTGGTTGAAGAAGCGTTTAAAGAGCGCACGCCCAAGATCTCTGTTGGTGGCAGGCAAGGCATTGGAACGTTTGGCACGCAAGCTGGCAAGATTTACACTGGCTATAGCGAGCTGTAGTCATGACCTTAGTCAACGCCAGAGCAGCTTTTGAAAAGGCCGTAACTGATGCTGTGGCAGCAGCAGACGCAACAGTGCTAATGAAGTACGACAACGTTGCTTTTACAACGCCAGGCAAGACTAAAAAATATATTTTGATGACTGTCAACTTCGGGCAGTCCACGATCCAAAATCAAGGTGCAGCGCAGGATTACTATTCAGGCACGATTCAATGCAATGTGTATGTGCCCAAATCGGCTGGCACGTCAGTGCTTTCAGCAATTAGCGAGTCTGTTATTGACGGGCTTACCTCGGTCAATGCGCCCGGCTATACAGACGCATTTAGCAGTTCTCCACGTGTTTTAGACATTGTTGGCCCGACACCTTTGGATATTGAAGATCGCTCACACTTTGTCGGTGTAATTTCTTGCGGGTTTACTGCAACTGCATAGTACAGTATAGTATTGAAGAAGCGTAAATTTTCTATGAGAGCTGCTGAAATTCTTCGCAACAAGTTTGGTGTAAGTCAGCTGTATAAGCATCAGGTTGAGCAAGATGGAGAAGTGGTACTGGAGATCTACTGGCACCCCTTAACCATTGCTGAGCGCGAGTCAATTCAGAAAAACGCTGATTCTGACGACGCCGTTGACTTTGCTTTAAGCATGATGGTGCGTAAAGCGCTGGACGCTGAGGGTAAGCGTTTATTTCAGGATGGTGAAGTATCTGTGCTTAAAAACGCAGTAGAAGCGGCTGTGCTGCAGGAGATACAACTTGCAATGCTGGCCTCCGGTACGGAGAACAAGGTGGAGGAAGCGAAGGCAGACCTCAAAAGCTAACGGCGACTGGTTCTTTCTTTATGCGTTAGCAAAGGAGCTGGGCATGACAGTTGCTCAGCTCTCGCAAACGTTGACACAAGAAGAGCTGATCGGTTGGGTTGCGTTCTTCGAGTTAAAAAACGAGCAGGAAGAGAAAGCGATTCAGAATGCCAAAACTGCCAATAGGGCGCAAACAATGTCTAGGCGGTAGGATTGAGTGAGGTCGCTGTTTTGCCGTGTCTAGTTTTGGGATCAACCTAGACCTGCAGCTGCGCGGAGAATCTGGCTTAAAAAGAGCCATTCGGGGTGCTGAACAGCTTGAAACTCTTTTCAAACGAATTAGCGATAAAGGGCTTGACCTAAGCAAGATCAAGGGAATACAAAAAACAGGCGACATAGCTGATTTCAAGAAAAAATTTACGGATCTTGCGAAAGAGATTGCCGCTGGCAAGAAAAAGTTTGGGGATACAGAGGTCAGTATTCGGCGCTATCGAGATGCTTTTAAACAGCTTGCAGCAAACACAAAAGCCGGAACGCCATCTTTTAATGAATTTACAGCTGCTATTGCTCAGCTAGATCAAGAGCTAGATAAAATTGCAAAAGCCTCAGAGAACGCGAGACGCGCTCAGCTGGGGCTTTTAAGTGTTGAAGAAGAGGCTGCTCAGGTTGCTCGTCAACAAGCTCAATTAAAAGCTGATGAAAAAAAAGGAAGAGAGGCTGCTGCCCGCAGAAGAAACGCAAGAGAAGCAAAACGTGAAGCTGATGCACTTGCCAAGCTCAATCGTCAACAAGAGCGAGATGCAAAGCTTGCCAAGCAAAGACAGCGAAAACAGCGTGGACGAGCTATTGGTGATTTTGCTGCAAGCGTTGGCTTTCCTCTGCTGTTTGGAGGAGGCATTGGATCGGTAGCTGGCGGAGCCATCGGATCTATTGTTGGCAGTGCAACTGGAATAGGTTTTGGCGCTCAAATTCTTGGAAGCGCTTTTGGTCAATCATTAGAGCAAGCTGCCCGAGCAGCTAGCGAATTTGCAACAACGCTTACTTCAGCCACAAGCTCTGTAGATCAGCTGATTGATGCTGTAGGTGTTAGGCGCACTGGTACGGCAACAAGTGCTCGATTTGCTCAAACCCTAGGTATTGGAGGAGTTGCTAGGGCTGGTTTGCAGAGCGAGCTTGCAGATATTGTGGGCGACAAAGGAGTCAAGAGTCTTGAGGCTCTGGCCGACTCATCTGCTGAAGCTGCAAACTCGGTTTCACAGTTTGGAGCAAAAATTACGGCTGGTTTCGCCCCAGCGCTTACCGCAATCAATAAAACTATTTCAACTGTACTGGGCGGCAGTCCTGCTGTTCAACGATTAGAGCAGAAAGAAAAAGATTTAGCTGGCTTAAAAGAAGCAGGCTCTCAAGGATTTGCAATTAAAAGGCTTGAGGCTGAGATTGCCCAATTAAGAAGAGATTCAAGCGAAGAGCTGGCAAGACATGCTGAGTTGCAAGAAGCAATCAAACAAGTTACTGACGGCATGGTTGGCCTAGAAGACCAGGCATTAAGGCTAGAGCAGTCAAAATTGACAGCTCGCAGAGACGGTCTTGCTTTTGCGCAAGGAAATCTTGCTGTAGACAGGCTTAAGCAAGACTTGCTTGTTGTTGAGCTTGAGTTGCAAGGAGATATTACTGACGAAAGAAGAGAGCAGCTGAAGTTGCAAGAAAGAATTCTAGGAGTGCAGATACAGACCGCCGAAGCTGCTCGCAACAATGCTGCAGAGCTGGCACGGCGTCAGATCCAGAAAGAACAAATGTCTGGAGCGGTCAATCAAATTAAAGCTATTAGAAAAGAGCAAAAACTTGAACTTCAGTATCAACAAGGCAGGGAAGGTCGTTTTGCTTTGTTTGAAAGAGAAGCTCAGCTGTTAGATAGAGAGTTTGTATCTAATGGACTTATTCTCGATATTGAAAGAAAGAAAGCGCTTGTCGGCGTAACCGAGGCGGAAAGAATTTCTTCGATCAACAAAGACTACGACCTTCGGGTTCGCTTACTTAAAAAGGAGTTTGACCTTAACAAGCAAAATCTAGAGCAAGCAAAGGCTGCTTACGACTTGTCTCGTCTGCAGGTAGAGCAAGCATTGAAGATGGAGCGGATGCAGGCTGGCATTTCTGCTGCTCAGCAGATTCGCGCCACTAGCCCGTTTGAGCAAGAAACTAGATTGCTTGATCCTTTCTTTGGCGAAAGCAGTCAGCTTCAGGTTGAGCAAACGCTTCGTTACAACGAAAACTTAGCGCTGTTAGGCCAACAGTTAGACGATGTTATTGCCAAGCAACAGATTTTTGCTTTGGCTCCTGAAGTGCGTCAGAGCTTGAAAGACCAAGAAAACACTATTAAAAATCAAATTGCTAATTTTAAAGAGTATCAACCTGCGATTGATGCAGCAGCTTTAGCTCAAGCTCGATTTAACGATGCTATGGCAGTTACCGTTCCAGTGACCGATGCACTGTTTGACAGTTTACTTGCAGTTGTTGAGGGTACAAAAACCGCAAAAGAAGCATTTGCTGACTTCTTGCGAAGCATTGCATCAATGCTGATGGATGCAGCTAAGCAAATGATTGCGACTTATATCGCGATCGGCGTTGCCCGCATGTTTGCTGGTATTCCAGCTTCTCAAAGTAGTGGTTCGCCTGCAAGCAAGTACGGAACTGTTCCAAGCCTTGCGCCAAGCTTGGGCGGGGGAACGCTGTCC